GGTCAGCAGATTGGTTAATTTCTGACCAACTCATTGAGCTTGCATCGGAGCTTGTGAAGGTTTAATCCCTTGTTGTGCCGCTTCAACACCAGCCTGAATAATCTGGGCTTTCTCTGTATCAGAACGGACTAACTCGGCTGGCATACCTGTTTTACCAGCTACCCATGTACCAAAGTCTTCTAGCTTAAATCCAATCTTGGCTTGATCTGGGCCAGCATTCTGCAATACAAACTGTACGGCTTGCTGAACGTTGATAATATCTTCACCATCTTGTGCTTTTGCCAAAGGAGATAAGAATTTAATCTCAATATCAAGACCATCTAATTGAATAGGCTGTAGTAATCCACGACGAGTCAAAATGTAAACAACACGCTTGAGGATAGGCACAAGAACTTCTGTCTGTAATCGCCCAAAGGCAGAACCAATACGCTTAGCTAGTTCTCTTGAGTCAATAGCAATCTCAGTAGCAGAGCGAACAGGGCCGGCAGGATCACGCAGATCATTAAACAAAGCACGTTTGATAGAATTTTGTAGCTCATTCATCTCAAATTGCGCTAATTGCAAGTTAGTGCCAGTGTCTAAACGCTGTATAGACGGATTCGACGAGTTGTTAGAACCAACTGGAATAACAACTCCTGGGCTTATAACTATATTGTAGGGGTTAGTTACACCATCATCGGTTGCAGTGTACATACCAGACAAGTCAATAGCGGCTTTCTGCAATACAAACTCTTTAACTTTGTTTAGTGATCGAACATCAGGCAATGCTTGAACAGCAGGGCCACGACCACGAATCTCACCAGACACTTTAGAGTAACGACCAGTTACCCAAGGGCTTGATTTACCAAAGTCTTGCGTCCAGCTAATTCGATCTTCTTTAGTTACCCACACACAACCGTAGTAAGTTTTAGATTTAGGCATGTAAACAACGCCCTCACTAATCTCTACATCAGTATCAGGTTGATTCTCTATAATGCTCTTAATGCTTTCAGAAGGTTTAAACCCTTTCCACATTCTTTTTAGGTTGCGAGCCTTAACGGTAAATCTGCGCCAATGAGTTTCAATAGAACCATACGGCCCTTCCTCAAACGCAATGCCTTTCTGCGGAATAGCATTAAAGATAATTGGCATATCATTGCTATCATCTTCATCAATTCTTAATGTACCTGTGCCAATCAATAAATCTAAGGCGTGCTCAAAGAATTGTGTGCCAAAGTTAGATCGGTTAATGTAATCAAAAACAATGGTTGCTTGCTGTTCTAGGTTAGCTCTAATCTCTTCTTCTGATACATCATAGTCACCAGACTTTAGCGCATTAAGAACACTAACAGAGGGAGCAAAAGTAGCCCAGTTAGCCCAGATAGGAGCAATGTTTTCTTGTAGCTTACTTGCTCCTTGTTGGATAGCTTCGATAGCAGTAGAGTCAAATATCCTGTCCATCTTCTTTTGACCAGTAGAAAAGTCATCAAATAGATTTCTGTTAGGCAGGAAATACTCATAGCAATCATCAAGAAGATCATGCCATAAAGCCATTTTTTGAAATGCTTTCTGCTCTCTTGATTTTAAATCTTGTAACGAACCTAATTCTTTTGGTAGTTTCATGTTTTTACCTATCTTGTTTTAGTAGTGCCGGGCATAGGTGCGTTAGGAGTGCCGCCACCGCCACTTCCACTTGAACCAGATGAACCTCCACGACTACCGCCATACCCTCCACCTACCATACTTCTTCCTCTTACTCCTCCAGACTTAGACGAACCGCCTTTAGCTAATAATGAAGATGTACCGCCACCTTTTCCTCTAGCGGCGGCCTTTAACCTACGCTCCATTTCTTCGGTTTCTTCATCAAGCATTCGAGACTGACGTTCTACACCAGCCATTTCTTGTGCAGTTGGTTCAGGAGCTTTAGGTCGTTTCATAATTTCCTCAAATGTTTTAATAGTTGGTATGGAGTTAAGATAAAAGGATTGTTAATTCCTAATATTTGCTTAGTATGGCCTACACAAGTATTTAGCATAAATAACGAGCGACGACACTGTTTAGGAATATAGCTTTTTATTACAAATATGTCGTCGATTATACTCTTTTCGTCTTTAATCGTAAACAAATCAAACCCTTTTGCACTTTTTCCGTACACAATGTAGTCGTTTGGTGTAGGTTTTATTAAATAACAGTGCCTAATTTCCTTTTTTAAGAAAAAAGACCACCACCTACCACCATCATCTTCAAAAACAACATAAACTTTAGAGGGTATTTTAGAAGACATTAACCTTAACCTTTGCTGTGTGAATCTTATCAAATCCACCAGCGCGAGCTAATGCAGAGCGACCTTCTCCTTCTCCCTGTAAAGCGTATTCAAGGGCTTCTACTGGGTGCGAATATTCATTCTTATCTGGTTCATCAGTGTATCTTTCTCCAGATGTTTGTACACGACGATAACAGAAGCCACCTTGTAGACCTTTACGGATCATAGAGGCTTTAGGCAAGACAATAAATCTAGGCTTACCGTCCATACACATTTCTTTCATAGGGACTTCTAAAGCGGCCCTACGCTTCATAGGATCATTAGACACTGTAGGGTGACAAGGTATTCCTGCGGCCCTCATAATCTGGAATGGAGTCTCAGAGTTAGATTGGTTCTTGTTGTTACCAGAAGGATCGCCCCAACCTTTAAACGTGTGGTTAGGGTACATCTCTTCAATGTATCGTTTAAGACTAGGAGCAAAGTCAACAGCACCAGAGTCAGTCAACACTACTTCGTCAAAGCATACCCAACGTCCAATCGAGGTACGTTGTAGGAAGGCACACGCAGGGGTTCGTCCAAAGTCAAAACCAAGTACAATAGGAGTATCTTTAGAAGGCTTAAATTCCAAATGTTGACAGTGTACTGAATCAGTATACATAGGATGGACAGGTTTACCGTTAGACACAAAGCCGTATTCATTAGCTAGATTAACCTTAATCCAATCATCAGTCTTTCCTTGTAAGCCCCTACGGTAATAACCTTCAGGTAGATTAAAAAGATTCTCTGCTTTGTCGTTTACTAACCAGTTCTCACCGTCTTTAATAACACCACCAGCTTGACGATAGAAAGCCCAGTCTTCAGGACGCTCTATCTCTGCTAGTTTAAAATACCAATGGTCTTCATCAGGGGCATTACTGTCGCCTATCATTCCATGATGTGTAGGACGCGCACCTTCCTTGTTAGACGGATAGCGACCATGACGTAGATCAAGCATATCAAGGACAGCCTTAGAATGCTCTTTAGTCTCGTTTAACCATACCCATGTAGTCTGGATACCACGCGCTTTCTTAACGTGTTCAGGGCGGTCAAAGGCAATGAATACAATGTCACACTCTACCCTAGTACCATCTTCTAGTTTAAAGCGGATAAAGTGGGTAGGAGGCTCTTTGTTACCTTGTTTGAAGTCACCTAATTCTCCATGTATCTCTAGCCAATCCTTAATCGTAGTAGAGAACAGTTCGGAATAAGTATTACGTGCGGCAATGATACGAGATAGGCGTACACCATAGTTCTTATGTTGCTTGTCTTGGACAGGCTCTTGCTCACACATCAAATCGAATAATTTTAGAATACACTGAACAGTCTTGCCAGAACCTAGAGGCCCCATTATAAAAGAGTTTCTTTCTCGGCAATCGTTAAAATCTTGAAGAACTTGGCCTTGAGCCATTAAGTTGTATTCAATCTGCATTTAATTACCTGATTTAATAAATGATTTACCAGTGTAAGACCAATCAATAGTCTCGTGATTAGACCTGTATAATTTCCTTGATTCTTTAGTACTGGTTCTATTATGATCGCCCTTACCGCCATTGTGTTCAGGAAAATGCCTATCACGAGTCTTTTTGTCTAACTTATGAAGCAAACCTTTATTTTTACCATCTGCCACAAACACAATCCTCTTCTAAACAAGAACAATTTTTAGACATCTTTTCGTTAACAAGATACAAGACCTCATTCATCGAATAAGAATCTTTATCAATCAAAGCTAAACAAAAGGCTTCAATTAACTCGTAATCGGAATCACTTACTACTTCGTCTGTATTTAAACTAATCATAAATTAATCATCTCCTAACCAATCTTTAATTACAAGTGTTTTTGCTAATTCTAAGTAAAACACCTCCTGTTCACTTGTAAGCGTACTTCCTATCTCTACCCCTACATCGGCCACAGAAATAAGAATAAAGTCCTTAGACGAGCTTATATGAGCTTCTAGGGCATCTCTAATGGCTTGCTTAGGGTCAGGTAACTGTAAAATCATTTAATTT